CTGATGTGTGATAACGTAGCTGTTGTAATTGTTTTACCTGCGCCTGTAGCAATCTGCTGTAGACTCTGTGGATTAGAAATAAAGTTGTTGATTGCCTCAACTTGATAGTCTCGAAGAATAATATCTTCGCCTTCTGCTGGATGACCTTTGGGCCATACAACACCTTGATCTTTCCAATAGTTCTCTGTTACTGGAGTAAAGTCTAGTTTAATAGGATGCCGACGATCGTCAATGTCTACAATTTGTACATTGTTCTTTGCAAGCACTTCGACAATAGTATCGAGATGATTAACGTAACCTGTGCCGCCAATACCAAAGAATGCAACTTTACCATCCCAGCGTCCTAGCTTGTACTGTGGCATATACTTTGCATATGGCACTTCGAACTTGAGAGCGTTAGCAACCTTACGTCGAACGTCAACCTCTAGTCCTTCTAGTTTGATGTTTACTTCATCTTCGATTATTAATTTACAAGTTGACATTATATTTTCTCAATTTTGTCTGCACCTCTGCGATGTTCGTAATAAGGACTTATCTGCTCGTCGTAATGTATTGCAAGGTCGCACTCAGCTTCGTAAATATGTGTTTTAGTAACAGCTCGTATACTCGAAGGCGATAACACACAACGGGGAATCCAAGAGCTACGTACTAAAGGCTTAGGCATCTTACTCTTACTAATATACACTACTTCTGTATTATTGTCAACCGAATTGTTTAATCCATTATTTTTGACATATTGGTTAAATGCAATTTGTTCATCTAATTTATTATCTAGTCTAAAAAGTACACTGATGTTTTTAGTGTCAATAATATTTCGTAAATGTTGGTGAATTTGAGATAGTTGGTCTAACGCACGATCTTCATCTAATATCACTAATAATGGAAAGCGTGTTAGTTCTGTTATTGAATCTAATAACAAAGTTAAAGACCAGTTATTTTTATCAACAAACAATAAATTATTTTTTCTATTAATAATTTTTTGAGATAATACTGATAGTTTTTTTGTAGAGTTTAACAAATCGTCTTCGTCAAAATGTCTCAAATCATACAATAAGCTTCTGTCTTTATATAGCATAAGAGTATCAACATTAAGCTCGCCAAGTTCCTCTGTTAATGCGTCTTTGGCATTTTGTGCAATATTTCTAAGTTCGTAGTTATATACTCCAGGGATGTGTTGCTCTGGATTATCAGCAATAGTTTTTACTTGATCATAATATCTTAAAAGATCACTATCTAAATCAAAGTTTTTATCTTTAAAAACATCAATTATATAAAACGCTGTTCTTTCTGATAATCTAAAATAATGTTCGTGTGTGCCTTTTTTATGATAATATCCATTACTATATGTTGAACTATAATCATTTGGTCCTACTAGTTTTAATTTAAGATCATCAATAACTAAAATAGTTTTTTTATTAAACGGAAATCGTATCTTAATCCACAACCATTTTTCTTTGTCTGTATCGTATCCTGGACCATCAGAATGACTAACAATTCTAATATACTGAGATCTATCAATTTGTCTTAATGGTGTTCGAAGATTGTCTAGGTCTTTCTCATTAAAGATTTCGAACTGATGTTTATATTTTAATAGTTTTTCTTTGACAGCATTATGTTGCCTGTCAGTCAACCCAACTCCCTTAAATACTTGCCTAGCAATACTGCTTAGAAAAGTAATATCAGATTTTTCTATATCATATTTGTTGTGGCCTACGAGACCAACTAAGTTTTCAAGGTAATCTTCTACATAAATCATACTTGTATTATACTACATTAAAGTAATGATGTCAAGCGTTTATGCGGAATGCCTTTAGATATTTCTTCAGTAGTGTATTCAGTATGAGCATAGTCATTTAACCATTGTTGCCTATCTGGTATCACAGGATCTTCTATGTTCTGTAAACTGTCTATATTGTTAGCTACAGGATAAGCAAGGCTACTAGAACTAACAAATGCAGGAACTCCATTGATAATACTTTGTATACCCGGATTGCTACTATGGCTTATTGTAGCCCATGCATCTTTAAAATTAATATCATAATCGTCGTATGTTCCAGTAACAAGTTGCGGATCTTGACGATATACATTTTTATATTGTGACTCTATTGTTAGTAATCTACATCTAGGATGTGGACGAAAATATATCGAACGGTCAGTGTGCTTCTTTAGCTCTTCTATAGTTTGCATAACCCACGTACTCATGCGAGGCATGTTTTCCCATTGCAAACTTTTATCATGTTGTCCAGCTATAAGAATATGACTACCTTGAGTCCTCCAAGGTTTTAATGATAGTCCTAGTAAATTAGCCCTGTCACTGTTATTGCCAGTGTCGCCGAAGTATGCATCTCTGTTAACTCCATTTATTGCTACTTTCCAAGTTCGACCTCGTTTAATGCCGCCTACTTCTAACACTATGGTCGGTTTAGACTTCGTTCTGTTAGTGTCCCATATTGTTTTATTTCTTGCCATTTGTCCATGCCATAACACACTCCAAATAACATCTATATCTCCATCAGAGCTATTATAACATACACTATGACCTAAACTTTCTGCGCCAGCTGCAAATGCATTAAACACTGGTTTTGAATTCTGAGCACCATTATTAGTCCATAAATTAAATTTCATTTCCAATACGCTTCTGTTCTGTTGACCATTATATCTTTTTTAAGACTCTTGCCTCGGTTCTTACGATCGCCTTTCATATGATCGATCCACTTGCCTAATTTAGTGTTAATAAGGGGATGGCCGCCGCCGCCCGACTTGGCCTCACGCAAATACATTTCTGCACTGTAGTCAAGTACATTAGGGTGACGTTGTTTCATTTGATTAACAATATGTCCAAAGATAAAACTATCGTGCCATTCGTCTAACAAGAACATTCCGTTGTCTGCATCTTCGTACATGCGTTCAAACTCTTTTAAAAAATCTTGGCATACTGGGTCTTTTAAGTTCATTCCGTAGAAGCCGCATTCAGGCCATGTTTGCGAACCTTTGCCTCTGCCTACATATGTAACCCAACTGGTGTCAGGAAGTAGTTCTGCAAAGTCTTCATACGTCCAATCACTGTGTACAAACGTGTCTGCATCCATCCACACACACCAGTCCTTAGAGCGTGTACAAGCGTCATACACAGCGTATGTCTTATTGGCGAAGCGTACAGCGTCCCACTTAAACGCTTTGTTGCTGTCCTTACGTCTACTGCGTACAGGGTCCTTGCTAATGTCGCCATTGGCTTTGGGTTCATCTTTCCAACGTTCTTTAAATGCAACTAGCTTAGGTAATGTTGTTTCTTGATCTAATATTTCTATTCTACTCGGGTCTGGATTGCGAGGCTTAACACCTTCTGCGTATACAATTAATTTAATACGCTTGTCTACCTTAGCTGCAAAACTATCTAAAAATCGTTCGCCGTATGTTGAATATCCTTCGGGGTGGAATGTTGTTACTACTGTTATATGTTTCATTTAAATGCAAACCTTCTCATAAATTCCCAGGCTTTGCCTGATTTTAATTCACTATGCGACCAATGTGACATTGCAATCTTTTGAATCCATTGCTCTCTATCATGTAATACAGGAGTATCAATTTTTGCAAGATCGTTATTAATTATATCACGTGCCTGACTACGTTCGGGATCTAATACAAAGGCAGGTATTCCTTCAATAAGTGCTGCAACAGCAGGACTAGAATTATAATTTACTACTACCCAAGCATTTTTAAGATCTTGTCGAAAATCTTTATTAACTGAAGAACTAACATTTGGTAAGCCTAATTTACGTAATCGTTTTGCGTTATTTTTTGACTCTTTGTCCCCTGGGTGAAAGCGAACAACTATATGTCGTTTTGTATGTTTTTTAATTTCTCTAATTGTAGATAATACCCAAGTATACGTGTCTAATCCTCCCATACTCCAGCCGCCGTCTCGTTGCGCACACAATAGAACGTGTTCTCCTCGGCGTTGTGAATAAGGCTTTAAAGAAATTCCTAATGTTTTAGATATCGACTGCCATCTTTCAGGGTCAGCATGATCCCAAAAATATTCTCCAGAGTTTGGAAACACACCATCATAACTATATCTTAGATATCCTTTAGTATTTTTTGGATCAGAATAAAGAAATAAATTACTATCAACAATAATACATCTTTTATTCCTATGTATTTGATGATTAAATACATTTTTTCTTAAATTTAAATGTGGATGATTTTTACTGTTTTGGTGTACCCAACCTTGTATTACAGCAACATCAACATCTAATATTCTATTGTTTTTAACTAAAAACCCGTTGTCGCCTGCACGTTGAACACCTTCAATAAAGTTTTTTAGTAACGCAGGTTTTTCTGGATTAGTATTAGCTGGCGGAATACCTCCTAGATACGATGCAACGGTTATCATTCTAGTCATCCTAACTTCCTCATTGTTTCCCAGCAATATCCGTTTTCTATTTCTTCTTCAGTAAACTGACTATGTGCTAAGTGAGATAAAAATTTTCTCATTGTACTTTTTATTGGTGTATTTAAGTTATTAATTTCTGATAACGATGTATTACAAATTATTTGTGCAGCATTTGGTCCAAGAGCAATTGCAGGTTTTCCAACCATTAATGCTTCTACAGCTGCAATACTGTTATATGTAATTAAACAATAAACATCATTTTTTAAAGCCGATTGGATAGTATCGGTTGACACTCGTTCTCTCCTAGTAGGTTTTAATCGTATTTCAACTGGGCGATCAGTATACTGTCTTAACTCAGAAATTACATCTTTTGTCCATTGTTCCGGAGATGGTTGATTAAAAATCATCATAACCTTTTCACTCGGAGGACAGATTAAAATTCGTTTCCCTGTGCTAAACGGAACATATTGATATCCAATTGATTCTAGTCTACCTGAACTATACGGTACTACAGGACCTAAATTTTGCAGATTATTTTTAGTAACCCGATGCCAAGTTTTGTGTTTTATATTACCAAAGTAACCAGTGTCAATTATATAAAAATTTCTTCCAGTATTCCAACAATTTTGTATTGCTTTACGACTGCCACCGCCTACGCCTCGAATAACTAATGGAATTGAAATGTCTAGGTCAGGAGTAAAAGGTGATAAATTTGCATTAGCGCCAAGGGCGAATTTTTTTAAAAACGGATCGTAATCAATTCCTGGATCACTCCAGTTAGATTTTTTAAAAATAAGTGCAGCAACTTTATCACCCATACTACTAATTCATCATGTCCTGTAGTTCTTCTTTCCAACGTAAGCTGAACTCGCAGTTTCTATAGTTTTCAAACCACGGTCCGCCTTCTGTGTAGTGTATTAGCTTGGGAGTTTCTATGTCATTGTAAACACCTACCAGGTAGTTCCATGTGTGATCTAATGCACCGATCTCTTCATCCTTTAGCCAACTAAATCTGTGAAAGTATGCACCATTAAGTTCTATATCATTTACCATGTCTTGTGTAAGTTTGGCATTACTAGGGTGCGCACAGTTAAACAACACAACACTTGACCAGTTCTTGCGTGGATAGATTGTTTGCTTTTGTCCATCCATTTTCATGCCTTCTTTAGGTGTGTAATCATGTTGCACACACATAACAGCATACCGATCGTCCGCTTGATCAAACAGTTCTTTAATGTCTGTGGTAAGGATCATATCGCAATCCATAAACACTGCCCAGCCTTTAAAGTTCATTAGCTCAGGTACTAAAAATCTCGTAAAGGTAAACTCGGTACTTGCAAGTTTATCAACAGGACGCTTATACCAACCTGCATCACGTAGCTCTTTTTGTACTAATGGACGAACATCTGCTTCTGGTTGTTTTGTTAAGATACTGTGTTTACAAACTTGATATGCAATATCTTCTCTCGGATCGTAACCTACAAATACTTTCATTAATCTCTTCTTTCTATATCTTCTTCATTGCACAAACCCCATTGTATTTCTAGTATGTGTGCATTTGTATCATTAGGATTACTTGCTTTGTGCCAAACTTCTTTTCCTATTTCGTATGCCCTACTTTGCGGTTTTAGTAGCAAAGAGCTTTGTACGCTATTCCATTCAGTGTCCATTTTTACTGTACCGGATAATACTTGCCATTGCTCCGATCGTTCAAAATGTTTTTGATCACTTAGACTTTTGCCTGGATAGATTACAAGCTCTTTTACTTTGTAACCTTTGTCTGGTGCGTCATCTAGTACACGCCAGTAGCCCCAATCACGTTTTGTCTTTTGTGTTTTCCACTCGTCAAGTATCCAACTACTACTGTTAGCTTTGTTACTGCCGCCAACTTTCCACGCAAACTCTACATCATTTGCATTGCCGTATGTAGCGTATTCAGGAGTAGTTTTATTTGTTCTATCGCCGCCATTAGCAAACACAACAGTCCAACTACTGCCTTTAGTAGCGAGCACTTGTCCTATTGCTTTACATGCACTGTCATCGTCGTCGTTAAATCCGATAACTTCATCTACACATGCTAGTTCTTTAATAATAGCAGCACGTTCTTCAAAAGGCATAAACGGTCTGCCCTTTTTGCGTGTTAACCATTCGTCACTGTTTACTCCAACAACTAAATGGTCACCAAGTTCTTGTGCTGCTTTAAAATATTCTATATGTCCTGAATGTAGTGGATCAAAACCACCTGTAACTAATACTACTTTGCTCATGTAGATATTTAACTACTACCAACCAAAAATGTAGTCTTTTCTGACATTAGTGTATTCTATTGCTCCGAGGTGTTTAAGATAGTTTCCTGCACAGTATTCTGTATCAGGATGCTGTTCTACTATAATAATAGGTTTATATTTTAGTATTGTTTTTTCTGCACCTTGTAGTACTTGCAAGTCATGTCTTTCACAATCTACTTTTAATAGACCAAACTTAGGTAAGTCTAATTCATCTAATGTTTTTAATTCAATAGACCCGGCGCTGTTTTCAATAACATAACTAGACCCGGTATTTACACTATCGTATACCATGTCGATATTTCCAGATACGTTACTTAATGCAAATTCATTTATTTCAACTGGTAAATTTTCTACATTTAATTTTAAACACTCTAACACTTGATGCATTGGCTCGAACGCAATAATCTTATTAAATTTTTGTGCTAAAGGTTTTGCCCAAAGGCCTACATTTGCTCCGACATCAATTGCTAAATCATAATCAGTAACATATTTGTACGCTTCGTCTCTTACGTCATCTTGATATTCAGGAGGTCCACCATTTCGTACACGCTTTGCAATTAATCTCTCAAAGTGCGAGTCACTATCAGGCATCCAATAATTAAATACTTTTTTCATCCTACACCTAATAGCGCATTTTTACGACCAAACTCTTTTATAATTCTATATCCGTAAGGTTGTAAAATTTCTACAATGCTATCTCTTTTATAACCGTATCTCTCAGGATGTTGTTTACGTTCAAATAGTATTGTTGGTTTTGTTTTTTTAATTGTTTCGAGTGCACCTAATGCAATTAAAGGTTCGTACCCTTCTGCATCAATTTTAATAAAATCAATATCTTCAAAATTATACGAATCTAAAGACCTAATTTGATGTGTTCCGTCTTTAGAGTTTGGTGTGATATGAGTACTAAAAGTTTTTCTTTCTGTAAAATTAAGATCGACTAGTTTACTAGTTTCACCTAATCCTACGTTATATGTAGTAACATTATTAATGTTTTTTGTTTTTAAATTTTCAGTTAAGCAACTATACACATTTGGTTGTATTTCAAATGCGTGTATTTTTTTAAATTTTGGAGACATATTATAACTCATAATACCAATATGTGCTCCGACGTCAATTGCTGTACGAAAGTTTTTTACATACCTTAAACTTTCATCTAATTGATCTTTTTGATAGTTATTAACGTTGCCGTTACCTTGCTTATGTGCGGATTTAAGTGCAATATCTCCTTCTAGAGA